CCCTACAAGGATGTTCCTGTCCTGGCTGAGTGGTTGGGAATCTCGGTTGACCGGGCGTTGAAGTTGCTGGATTCCCCGGCTGGAGTTGAGAAGGACTTGCTTGATCTCCAAGCTGAGGTCGCTGGGCTTACCGATTTGGCGTCTGACGCGTTGGGGCGGATCGAGGCCCGGTTGGAGCGGTTGTCTGCGATTGTGGACGAGTTGGTTGGGTCGGACCACCCGGGCGCGGTCGCTGTCGGGTCGGCGTTGCGCCAGCACCGAGCAGCGCATGGTTGGTCGCCCGCTGAACTGTCAGTCGAACTTGGTGTTCCTGCGGCGGCGATCCGGTGGATTGAAGAGGGCACGTTTTCGCCTTGGGGCCACAGAGCCGCTATAGCCAGGGTGCTGGGCGTAGAAGTGAAAGTGTTGGAGGCGGTTTTGTGCGGCGAATCCGCTGAGGACATTGAAGCGTCGGTGGTGGCGTTGCAGGAGCGGGTTGCTGTCGGCAGCATGATGCACGCTGATGCTGCCCGCAACATAGAAATCGGTTCGCAGGCGATTACAGATGTTGCCGAATCCTGCGTGGCGGCGAAGGAGGAAGTTGGCAGATGATGGCCCTTGGTTTCAGCGAATATTGTGCTGCGACGCGATGCGACGAATGTGCTTACCAGCCGGGGGAGTGTGCGTGGGCGGGGCTGATGTCCGACGTTGTAATCGGCGGGGGCCACCCGGCTGTTTCGTGGGTGGCTACGGAACAGGAGCGGGCAGTAGAAGCAAAGAAGTTGCGTGCCGCAGCCGACAGAGAGGCGCTTCGGCAGGAATCAGAACTGTTCCGACTCGGGACAGTGATCCGCAAGGACTTCTTCCGGTTGTTCGGCAGTCCACCTACTGCCTGCTATTCGTGGCAGTTGAAAACCGGGCGGGTGCTTGATTGGGGGACATCGCTACCGGTTGCGAAGAAACCGATTTCAGAGGTCGTGAACGCAGGTGCCCTCAATGTGTTCGATGTGCTAGGCAAAGAGGCTTACCAAATCAGTTATTTAGGCAAGGTGCCAGACATCGTGGCGATGGTCGAAGCCGTTGGGTACCACACAAGTGTCTCGTTGTGGAAGGGTGCCTACACGGTCGGGTATCTCAACTGTCGCGTTGGGCATGAGGTGCATACATACTGTGCTTCCCTGGTTGGCGATTTCTCTTACTGGGTTGCCCGGTCGAACCGGGTGCGGGCAGCGTTGTTGGAGCGGTTGCCCCTGGAGTTGCGTCGCGACTTCCCGTTGGAGCAACCGTGTTAGTCGGCCAGAGATGCCGACCCTGCCCCCAACCGGGTCGCTGCCCAACCCTTTAGCACGGATAGGACGCCGGCAACACCGGACGCCAGAACGAGTTTCCAGGTATCGACGCCAAGGCTTAAAACGGTAGAAGTGCCTAGGGTTGCCGCCGCACATTCGATGAATGTCGCTAGGCAGCGTTCCGCAATATCCCTCGTCGGGTTCATTACCAACCTTCTTTCTTTCTGTCCATCACGAAGATGGGTGCCTGTGTGGTCACGCCATGCTGAGGTGCAACAAGCCAAAACGCTTGCTGCGGAGGCTCGTCAGGGAAGTTGCAAATCGCGGAAAACTCGTCTGGCCCTTTGGTTGTCCCGTTGACGATTAGGCCCGACCCGCCCGTGCCGGCCTGCACCAACTGATGCCAATGCCCCATAACGAGAACGTCATGCGGAGCGTTTGTTTGCTTCCGTGCCCGCAGCCGCATGATCGGAGGCCAGATGCCGCCGATGCCGCCGCCACCACGAACTTGGTCACCGTGAGTCAACAGAAACGTCGTGTCGTAGATGTCGAACAACTGGTCGGTGGATTCCGAAATCCCCCAAGACAACCGGTCGTCGTCTACAAGGTGGTTCGCTGTGGTGGTCATCAGCAACCAATCCAGGTTGTCGCGCACTCGCCCCTTCATGCGCGGTTTGCGCGTCATGCGCCCGTGGTTGCCAACTACCGCAGGCAGGTACACCTTCCCGAAATGGTCTGCGAGCAACGTGACGGCTGCCGCCAACTGCCCGGACCAATGCACGACCGTTTCCAGCCCAGAACCTTCGTTCGATTCTCGGAGTTCTTCGTGGATCGAGCCGCTTACGAGGTCGCCGCCGAGGGCCAGGACGAGTCCTTCGATGTCCACCCCGGCGGTGTAATCGCGGGCTAGTTCAATCGTCTTGTCGCAAAACCGTTGTAATCGCAGTTCTGCGATCTGACGGTTGTAACAGCCGCGTCCGTCCATTTCAACAACGTCCACCACCTCGTCCCAATGCGTATCGGACAGCATCGCTACGGCTGTGGCGGCGGTGCGCTTCGGACGTTTCGGCGTCAACCACTTCGGTGGGTCGAGGCCAACGGCGGTTTCGTAAAGGTCGAGGCGTTGCAGAGCGTCGTCGCGTTCAGCGACGAGTTGTTCTGTCTGCTTGCGGCTGAGGCCAAGTTCAACACGCTGTTTGGCGACCTTCTGTTCCGCTGCGGTCAACCGTTCCAGCAACGCGGCCGTTTCCTCAAACTCGTCTAGGTCGGTCACGGGCGATTCCGTTCGGCAGTCAACACCTTGATCTTCGCGGGGGTGGCACCCTCGTAGCCGAGCGATTCCAGCCATGCGATCACCACCGACGGCGGAGCCTGAGATTCCATGATTTGCGTCACCAACTCATCGGGCAACTGGTCAACCCAGCGGCGATGCGTCCTCCCCGCTGCGTGGACCTGAGCGAACTCAGTCAGCGTTATGGCACTGTCACCAGTCGGCATATAAGGGTTCCTTCCCACCACGAATGATCGTCGGCATAGCGGATAGGTTGCATTTCTAAGTCCTCAACGGTGACCGATTCGGAGCGTTCGCCTTCCTCGTAGGTCACGGCCTTGGCTGCGGTGAGCAGTGTGCGGAGTGCCACAAACTCGTTCTGAGTGTCGTACCCGACTGGTGCGCCGCCTCCGAGAGATGTTTGCACTCGGCCCTGTAGCACGATTGGGACAATGAGCTCTTCGATGCGTTGCGGTTGCGGACGAGCGAACATTGACCAGCGTTCCAACGTGGGGCCGGTGGTCGTGTCAGTCCCGTCACGGGTCAGCGTTACCTTCACGGTGAACACTTCCGACGAACTGTCGTTGGTAGACGGGGCGTATGCCTGTTCGGCAGCTTCGGCTGGCAGCGTCAACGCAGTCGCGGTGGACGAGTCGTCGGTGAGCGTGATTTGTGTAGTTCCGGGGATGCCTTCTGCGGTGCCCTGGTAGTTGAGCCCGGTTTGCCCGTAGTCGGTGGATGACGCTTGGTAATCGACATCGCCTGAACTGGTCGGGTTGCCGAACCGGCCCGACACGCCCCGCACGATCTTCTTAGCGACCGTCCCGTAGGACACCTTCCCGACAGTGAGTTCACCAGAGGTTGCCAGATCGCCTGTGGCGTCCTCGCCGTACACCTCGCCTAACGAGTCGGTGAAGAACAGTTTGCTGCTGTAGACCTCCAAGGACAGGACGTTGCCGTAACTTGCTGAGTCGTGAGCGAGGAACCGGGCATACGCCGGGACAAGCGTGTCAGTGAACGTAGTCAGATCAGCCTTCCAGGTGTCACCATTCTTGGTGCCCCAGTAGCAGTATTGGCCGACGATGCGTACCCCGTAGGCTGCGCCGCCGTCGTCAATGACCGGCCCGAACGTGACGGAAAACTGGTCGGAGGCGTTGATGACTCCGAATCGCACCCCGGCGGTGGTGCCGACCGCCATGATTTCTCCGAATACGTCGATGCAGAACGGCCCGGTGAAGGTTTCGCCTACGGGAAGAACCGCCGCCGGCACCGGGTAGGACAGTGCCCCGTCGCTGGTGGACACGGTGATGCCGTAGAGAATGCCTTGCCCGTTGTCGTTGTATCCGGCGTAGAGCGCGGTCGGCCCACCCTTGATGACCTTGCAGGTGCCGGTGAGGGTCTTGTCGAAAGTCAGCACGGTGCCTGACGTATCCAGTTCCACGATGCGGGCACCGTCAGCCGACAGCAGCCTGCCGTTGGCGAACTCGATGACATCGCCGGCAAACGATCCAACCGTGGACGCAGCAGAAGTAGACGACACCGCCACCTTCTTCACGGCTGCACCGGTCACAGCGAAGGTGGAAGTGCCGTCCGAGGTCCAGTCCGTAACCGCCGCACCCTGGTCGGAGGACGAGAACGAGGGGGACGCCGCATCGGGAGATCCGAAGCGAAGGTACTGGCCGTCAGAGAAATAGAACACTGACCCGTTGACCACACGGGCGTAAAGGTTGCTGTTAGTGCCGGTGTGCTTCTGCTCTATCGCCTTGCAAAGACTGATCTGACCCTTCGTGAAGACATCTATGTTCTTTGACGAGTCGAAGCGCCGCCTGTCCGAATCGGCTAGGTCGTAATGTGCCTGTCCTGCGCCCAGCGACCAATCCGTTTGCGAACGCACCCACTGGCCGGCGTTCGACAAAGTGTTCTCGCCAACGTCGGTAGACGTATCGCGCTGTTCCCGCATGGCAGGCAGGGTGCGGCGGCGAAACCCCGTGTAATCAACGAGGTAACCGCGGCCATCGAGGGCTACGTCGAAGCGAGGCGCAACCGCCATCTACTGCCCCGACCGCACCCATTGAACCGGATACATCTTCGCCAACCTTGCCGCCTCAGCCTGGATGCGCTGTTCCCGCAGGAACCGAAGATCCCTTATCGACTGCGAAATCGCCCCCGACGGAACCTCTTCGGCGCGTCGCACCGGCCCCTGCTGCATCATCGACTCACGCGGAATCGGCTTGAACGACATGAGTTTCACCGCTGCGCCAAGTGGCGGCAAGTCATACGCCTCAGTGTGCAACCCAGTGGCGGACAGCGCCGTCGTTGAATCAGTCAGCGTCGTGAATGGTGCCGCATACTCCACCCGGACGGTCTGCTCGCCGTCAGCCGGGTCGTGAAGGATCAGCGCCGTGCCCGAGGCAAACGTCGCAGTGTCACGGTTGCGCCGAACCGAGAAGCGACGGATCTGCGGTTCAGACTTGGTGGAAGTCTTCCGAACGTATGTAACAGAGTGGACGCCTAGAACATCCGCAGCGAGGTTGTACCCGTCGGTGCCCGCCGTGTAAGTGAACGTCGTGGTTTTTGCTTGGTACAGGCCGCGATGTGGCGACGACAAGTCATTCAGGTCGTCGTTCAACGCGTTCAATACCTGAAACGCCGGATACTGCGGGTTGGAGCGCACAATGTCGCCCGACGAATGATCCGCAGCGGTGGTGCCGCCATACCCGCGGATGACACCAACCGACTGACCTGCCACCGAAATGACGTACATCTGTTCCGTGCCGATCTCAACGAGGCTGCCGACCACAATCGGGCCGGCGTCGAACTCGATGGACAGCGTGGACACGCCAGACCCGGCGTCGGCGTTGATGCGGTTGATCGGCTCGACAGTCCCAGCGAGCAACAAATCGCGTGTGCGGTCAATCCATGTTTGCGCTGTCATTCCCCGCCGCCCTTGATCTCTTTCTGCGCCTGCTCCATCACGCGACGCTGCCTGTCAGTCTTCGCGAACTCGCCGGTTTCAACCTCCACCGACGACTGCGCCCGAGCCTCCAAATCGCTCGACCCGCGTATCGCTGGCGGCTGCAACCCGTCGTCCCGCAACCGCTTGTAGGCGTCCATGTCGCGACCCAGACGCCTCTCAGCGCTGCGATTGTCGCCCTTAGAGTTCGCGGCCCCAGTCGAAAATGACAACGACCGCACTTTCTCAGCGAACGCCTTCTTCTCTGCTTCTGTTTGACTCATGCGGCGACACTCTCCTCAACGTCAATCGTGTAACCGGCAACCGACAACAAATCGGCTTCCGTTTCTGTCAAATCCGGGCCGGTGTGCCCGCCGTGGATCGTCCTGGTGATCGTCGTTTCGTCTGTCGGTTGATCTGTTGCGACCGTGGCGTCATTGACGATCCACAAGTTCCGGCCCTTAGCGCGTGCGTTGTAGAACCGAGCCAACCTGTTTTCTGGCGTAAACGGGTTGAAGAACTCTTCCCCGACCGGCATCGTCCCCAACGTGTCCGTTGTCCCAGTTTGGACATGCCGCACCAGTGACAGGCCGCTGACCGACGCGGAACGTGCAACTGTGTCCGGGGCCGGGTTCGCTGTCTGTGACACCACCGCTGCCGGCAACGCAGTGACACTGGCAACCACGGCTGCCGACACCGACGCTGTAGCCGTGACGGTGCCCGCCGGAACCGCCGCAACGACCGCTACCACCGCAGGGGCAGCAGACGCATCGGCAGTAACAGCAGGGGCGGGTGCAGCGGCGAGAGCGCTAACCACCCCGGGTTGCGCGTCAACAACGGCTGCCGCTGCCGCTGCGGGGATCGCCGCCACACCCGCCAAGACAGCAGGAGCGACACTCACAGTCGAGGAAGCCGAAACTGACGGCACCGCCGCCACAGCAGCAACAACACCAGGAGCCACATTCGCGTGGGCAGTCACCGTGACAGCAGGAACCGCCGCGACAGCAGCAACAGTGCCCGCCGAAACGGTCGCCGTTAGGACACCACCGTAAGTTGCGTTGCCTTCCCGGTAGTCAAGCCCGGTATGGCGGTAATCAAGACCCGCCACGCGCTGCTCCTTCTTCCATCAACCGGTGCTTCTCGTCATGTACCCGCGACCAGACGGTCAACCCGGTTACATCCTCTGAAACACAATCCATCTTGTTTTCCAACCGGCCCAATGCCTGCGTCGTGGATGCGTGCTGGTCGGTGTTCTCCTTGCGAAATCGGGACATGCCCATGCCGAACACGCCGGTCACCAACGCTGCCGCAACAACGCCGAATGCCCCGACCCATTCGGCACCCATTACCCGAACATCTGCTTCCACGTTCTGCGACCGACGATGCCGTCCGCAGGCCCGCACCGAGGGTGCGCGCGTTGCCAAGCAACCACCTTCTTCTTCGTCCCGGGGCCAAAGATGCCATCTACCGGCACCGCGCCAACAGCAGCTTGAACCCATTTGACTGCGTAGCCGCGCATCCGGGGGCGACGCAACCGCAACGCCTTCACATAAGGCGGCGGTTTCAACACCGGGATCGCTGCCGGTTCGTCAGGAGATTCACCCTGACCCGGGTGCATTTGGGAAAGAACCGCGTAGGCGGATTCGCCGGGGCAGTTCGTGGACTTCACATCACGGTGGCCGTGGATCTGGAACCCGGGGGTGATCTTGTTGCTTGAAATCCCGTGGGCGATCAGTTCACGAATCGCGTCGATAGCGGCCTGCGAAATCTGCTGCTTGGTGGTGTCACCAATCAGACAGATCGCATACGAGTCTTTGTTGTGGTTGCGGGTTGCCCCGCCACGACTGTCCCAGCCTCGCAGCTCGTACACCCGACCCGATTCGACGCCGACAGCGAACGAGTACGCAATGTCGGACCATTTGCGGGTTTCGACATGGTGCCGCTGGTAGGCCCGTAGTGTTGCGGCTTCGCCTTCCTGGCTGTGGTCTTTGAGTTCGACTGCGCCGTGGTGGATGAAGACGTTGTTGACGGGTGTCAGGTGGCGGGTTGTCCAGCGGGGCGGCTTTGCGCCCCATTCACTCCGCGGGATCGGCAGCATCGGAATCCATGAATCCGGCTGTTAGCCGTTCGATCTCTGCACGCTGCGCGGCGATGGTGGCCCGCTGCGTAGCGGCCTCCCACTCCAGACGGCCCCGTTCCGACAGAGCGGCGAGGACTTCTTCGATGGTCACTTCAGTCATGCGGCCTCCAATGCGGCGATGCGGGCGTCGATGTTCTTGATGGCTCCGACCATGTGAGCGTTCACGGCATCCCACGACAACATCTTCGAGTCGCCTGTCGTGTCGATGATCCGCTGGGTGTACTCGTCGATGATCTGGTTGCCGTCCTCGTCCAAGACGGGGACCGTCGTTTCGTTGCCGTCGTCGTCCACGACAGTCTCAACGCGAGGCACCGACACGGTTTCCATGCGCGGTTCCGTTTCGATGACCGTGTGGACCGCCGCAGGGATCACCGGCTCGACCTCTTGGGCGATGAGGCCGTTGCGAATCTCGCCGTCGTCTGGGTCAGCGATGTAGCGGTAGTCCACGGGGCGGAGCGCGGTGATGGCGGCGAGTGAGTCGGCCGGGTCGATGGTTGCGATGTCGCGCTTGATGCGTTCGTCGGAGGGCGTGCCGAAGTAGGCGTTGGTCGTGTCGCAGTAGATCCCGTTCGTGAGCAGGCCCGTGTTACGGGTGAAGCGGGCGAGGTACTGGTTGGCCGTGCCGCCCGATGACATCTCCACACGAAGGGGCACGGCGTCGTTCGTCTCCTCGTGGATGTCAAGACGGTAAGACGGCCCCGAGTCTCCGCGGCCGATAGAAACACCGTTGCCGTTGACGATCATCTCGGTGCTGTTGTTGATGCGGTGGTAGGTCGCCTTCGTGTCCGCTGCGTTGATAAACGTGTTGCCGTCGGAAGATCCAGTGAAGGTGTAGGTGGAGGTTTGGCCCATGAAGATGTTCGATGAAGACCCGAAGATCAGGTCGTCCTCCGACTCGTCCCACAGCATGTAACCATTCGTCGCCGTCGCACCGAAGAACTTGACATCGTGACCTGTACCGTCCACACCGACAGTTACCGCACCCTTGAACGTCGGAGAAGTATCCCAACCCGACGTACCAGTACCCGTCCCCATAAACACCGCATCAGCAACCGGCGTCGAAGCCCCCGTACCCACCTTCGTTTCCAAAGCAATAGCGGCACCATGCACATTCACATGCATCACATCATGCTCTTTGCCCGACGCATCCAAATCGTCAGAGGAACTAATGTCAGTACGAAGCGTCCCGCCCGCAGCATCCAAACTCGTCGGGAATGAAGTTGCCATCAGTCAGTCTCCTACGGCGTCAAATCCAGCGTCCAAATACCAGACGCGTTCCAGGTAATAGTGAACGTCCCATTCGCACTGGAATAGTCGCCCCCAAAGTCAACAAGACAAATCAGCTTGTCGCCCGTCAACGTGTCGTCATAGATGACCGCCGCCCGGGCAGAAGAAATCGTGGACGTAGACCACGACGAATCGGCAGCATCGAACTTGATCGTCCCAGACGAACCCGTCAACGTCACCGAAGTCAGCGCCACCCCGCCGGCCGAGTAGTTCGTACCCGAAACCTCGTTGCCAGACAAATCTGCCCACTCGTCATGGGTGTCAAAGTCGGGCGTCGAACTGTTGGTAATCATGGCGCACTTGAACGTGTCCGACGCCGTGTCCACAGCGAGCTGAGTCCCGTCCAGAATGTCTAGAAATGTGGGCACAAACAGGCCCGAGGCTGTAACAGCCATTAGTCGCCACCTCCCGGGACGGCTCGCAACTGCACCGACTCAGGAACAACCTTCGCATCAACGCGGCCATCCCAGTGTTCAACGTGCAGCCCGCCGACCGTGCCATCGGAATCCCGACGCACAACCGACGCTTCCTTGGAACCGCGACGCTTCAAGAACCCAACCGAACGAGCCTTCTCACCGAAGTCGCTCACCGCCGCCCACCTTTCGGTCTGCGAGGCTTCCTGGTTGATTTCTTGTAGTAGGTCACGGCAGTTGTCCTACGACCGGATGAGCGGGAACCGACCCGTTTGCCAGAGGCCGGTTCCCGCTATCGGTCATCCGGGGCTACGAGTTAGACCCGATGGACGAAGCCGATTCGATCCGACGGATCGCGGCCTCGCGGAACCTGCCATACCCGCACATGGCGTACCAGCCGACGGGCTGGAACCTGCGGAGGCTGTCGGTCACGGGACCGAACACGACCTGCGGATCCGGTCCGTACATGGTCGAGTAGGCGTGAGCCATAGCCTGCTGGCCGATGATGGCTGTGCCGTAGGCGTCCACGTTGCTGTTGCCACCGTCAGCGACGAGCAAGGCCCGAGGCGTTTCGATGAAGTCCACGCCGTCGAAGGTGCCGATGCTGCCCTTGCGGACACCCTCAGCGTCCAGACGAATCTGGAACGACCGAAGGTCAGCGGTGCCGGTAGCACCGATGAAGTCATAGGCCACATCCGGGTGCATGAACCCGATGTAGGTGCCACCGTCGAACGTCGGAACGGCGGCTGTGCGAAGCGCAGCAACCTGCTCACGAACCGAGTTGGAAGTGATCGTGTTGCCAGCCACCAGGGCTCCACGCGACGACTGCGAAATGTATGAAACATTCGACCCTGCGTAGAGGAGGTCAGCGACTACCTGATCGAGTGAGTCCGCTGCGTTGAAGCCAACAATGTTGGCCGCATCGGCATCGACGTTCAGGAAGGACTGGCCGCGAAGTGCAGCGGTGGTAACCACAGCATTGCCGTATTCAACCAGAGAAACACTCACGGTCGAATCGCTCAACGCCACAGCCGTGACATCACTGGTTTCGGTCAGCGCCGAGGTGGCCTGAGCCAGATCAGCGTAGATGTTGAATGTCACACTGGAACCCCGGTGTGACTGACGGGTAGCGCGAACAGACGCGTAGTCTGCGTGAAGCGGCTGCTTCCGCAGAGCGAAATATGCAAGCTGTTCAAACGCCGCAGTGTCTGAAGCGACACTGGACTTCTGAGTATGAGCCATTGTTGTTTACCTCAAAGGGACAAGAGGCAAATCAGCCCTGCACGTTGAACTCGTAACCTTCTGACCGCATAAGGGCCATCAGTTCGTCTTCCGACTTTGTGGCATAAATCCGGTCGTTTAGACCGGGTTGTACCACCGGTTGCCCCTGAACGCCAGCGTCAGCAATCCTTTGCTGCGCCAACAGTTCTTGCCGGAATGTCACGGCCTCTCCCGTACCCGGAATCGACTGCGACGCCGGCTGGGGTGCGGCCTGCGTGCCACCAAGGAAGCCTGCTTCCTCGGCTGCCGCCCGAATCGCATCCGGGTCAACATCCCCCTCGTACCCCTTTACGAAGTACGACTGGCGGGTGTCTGCCGGGTCGATCCCTGCCGCCCGAAACGCTTCCGTGCGTTGCATCTGCGTTACCTGGGCTTCCAGTTCGGATGCTCTGGCTTCCGCAGTTTCCGCTCGATCTTCCAACACTCGCCGGAAGTTGCGCTTCGGTTCACCGTTGTCGTCTAGTTCAACAGTTTCGGACTCGTTTGCCTCAACCATCTATGTCCTCCCTTTGCAGGTTTCGCATCGACCCAAGGGGCAGGTCAATGGCCTTCGGGTACAGACAGCTCGCGTGGGGCAAACGGTTCCACGGCCATATGTGCCTGCGGTTACCTTAGCAGTGCTTTTGCGCGGCTAACAACATTTATGTGATTTGGCGGTCTTAGCCTGCGGATCCGAGTCCGGTATAGCCGCCACGCGTCATCGCAGGACCGCCGCTCTGACTGAACTCAGCCAGCCGGCGCTGCCGACGACCCTCGATGCGACGCTGCGCCTCAACATCAGTCCCGAACCGCGCGTCAATCGCTTCTTCCTGAGTGATGTCCCCACCTTCCGAAGCGGTTTCCTCAGTTAGCGTGGAAGCGGCTACTTCCTGGAAACCCCTGCGAGCTTCTTGTTCAGTAACCCCGGTCTGGCGAAGCCGTTCCGCGGTTTGACGGGCGATGGGTCCAAGCCCGGTTTCGACAGCGATGCCGCCGATCCGAGCCGACTCCAACCGCTCACGTTCTTCAAAAACATTCGCTGCTCTCTCCGGGTCCAAGTAGTAAGCCGTTAGGTCTTCCTGGGTAATACCGTAGTAGTCCTCAAGTTGCTGCTTCACCTCTGGTGTGACGCTCAAAGCGGATTCCGACGCTAGGCCGACGCGTTGCTGGAACTCTTGCGGCGACACATCCCCGGCGATCAACGACCCGAAATCAGAAGCGTCGTCGTAGAACGTGGCGGGCATCCCGTACATCGACAGAATCGACGCGTACTGGCGTTCCAACGCAACGTAGGTTGCTTCGGTGATGGCACGGCCTGCGTCTGCAAGTGCCTGCATGGCGGGGAACCGGTCACGGTACGTTTGCGATGTTTGCACCCTTGCCCACACGGCGTCCATGTTGGCGGTGCTTTGCCATGTCCCGATCAGATCAAGTTCGGTGTCGTTGAGTAGCCCTTCGAGGCCGTAGGTGGTGAGGGCGCTGCGGATGATGTCGTTGGCTGTTTCAGTCATGGTCAGGCTGCCTTTCCGAACTTCTTGCCGATGTAGTCAGCGAACCGGTAGGCGTCGTTGGTTGCATTCGTTGTCGTCTGCCAGTCTTCAAGGCCGCGGACATGCTGTCCGACTTCTGCGAC